ATGATTCACACAATCACTCAAGTTCTACTGGTGCGTTTACTGTAGGAACGGATCTAACTGTATCTGGTGGAGATATTATTCTTTCAGGAACAGGCCGCATTCAGGGTGTTGATACAGTATCACTCGCAACTGACGCAGCAAACAAGAGTTATGTAGATACAGCAGTTTCAAATCTTGTAGCTTCTGCTCCTGGTACGCTAGATACTCTCAATGAATTAGCAGCGGCACTTGGTGACGATCCTAATTTTGCGACTACAGTAAGTTCTAGCATTGGAGAAAAGTTAGCCAAAGCATCAAACCTTTCAGACTTAGCTAATGCTGCTACAGCACGAACTAACTTGGGATTGGGAAGTGCTGCAACTACTGCGTCCACTGACTATGCCACAGCAGCTCAAGGCGCCACAGCAGATTCAGCAGTACAGAATCTAGCTGATCTTAGCATCACAGCAACGGCAGCAGAAATCAATAAACTTGATGGTGTTACTGCTACTACTGCTGAATTGAACTTTATCGACGGTGTTACTAGCAACATTCAAACTCAGTTGAATGGCAAGGCAACTAGCGCACAAGGTGCTTTAGCTGATTCGGCAGTACAGAATCTAGCTGATCTAAGCATTACATCAACAGCAGCGGAAATCAATAAACTTGATGGATTCACTGGTGTTGTAGCAGACCTTAACTATGCAAAAGACTTAAGAGCGACAGGTGTAACATCTACAGAGTTTGATTATCTTGATGGTGTTACTAGCAACATTCAGACTCAGTTAAATGCTAAGTTAGCAAGTTCTTCTTACACAGCAGCAGATGTTTTAACTAAAATCAAAACAGTTGACGGTGCAGGTTCTGGTCTAGATGCAGATTTACTAGACGGTCAAAGCAGTGCGTATTATAGAATTGCCATTTATAATGCAGCTGGTACATTATTGAACTAAAAGGAATTGAAGTATGCCAACTATTGTAAAATTAAAAAGAAGTGAAGTTGCTAACAGACAGCCAACATCGGTAGATATCGATGTTGGCGAATTGGCTGTCAATCTAGAGGATGCTAAATTATTTTCTAAGAAAAGTGACGGTACAATAGTTGGCTTAAATCCTATAACAAATAATAATACGACTTCGTATTATTTGCCCGATGATTTCGGTTTAATAACAAATGCTGCAGGAAGCACATACGATTTAGGCGAACTTTCGGACAATCCTTCTCCTGATAACGCTGGTTTTAATGAGTTATCAGCAGTAACATTTACACTTGGAAGTCAATCTTTTCCATCATCCGACGGAACTAACGGTCAAGTAATCACTACAGATGGCAACGGTAATCTATCTTGGGTTTCATCTGCCACATCAAATTCTTGGGTAGAAAAGACAGCAAACTATACTGCTTCTTCTGGTGATAAAATTATTGTAAACAGCACTTCGTCTTCTATTACTATCACCCTTCCCGCAAATCCAACTTTTGGTGATGAAATAAGTATCATTGACGGCACATCAAATGCAGGAACAAACAACATTACTATTGATAGAAACACAAGAAACATTGACGGCGAGTCACAAAACATGACTCTAGATGTTGACGGTGCTGCTTTTAATATCGTTTATTACAATCCTACTCGTGGTTGGATCTTCACAGAGAGATAATATGTCTACTTATAGCTTGTTAAAATATAAAGGGCTTCTAGCGGCAGGCTTTGCTAGGGGATCACAAATAGAATCATTGGCAATCGCAGCTGGCTTTGCAAAAGGCGATGAGATAGAAACTCTGGCAGTCGGTGCTGGCTTTGCAAAAGCTACAGATGTTACTGTATCTATTAATGCAAAAGCAGTAGAAACTAAAAGATTAATTATAGGACAACTAGACAGAGAAATCGCAGGTGGTGATTCAACCACTACTATTTTCTTAGACACAATAATAGGCGGTAACGCAACGACTTCATCGTTCGCCGCAGAATATGACGGAGGTTCAGCTAATGGCTGATTTAATACAATTACGAAGAGATACAGCCGCTAACTGGACATCAGCTAATACAGTTTTGTCACAGGGCGAGCAGGGGTATGAAACTGATACTGGCAAAATGAAGATAGGAGATGGTTCTACTGCTTGGACATCTCTTGCGTATTTTGTAGATTCGTCTGCTTATGCAACATCATCAGACATTACTACAGCAGTAAATAATTTAGTAGACACTGCTCCAGGAGCATTAGATACACTCAATGAATTGGCAGCAGCACTAGGCGATGATGCTAACTTCTCAACTACTGTTACTACTTCACTCGCAACAAAAGCTAACTCAGCAGACCTAGCAACTGTAGCGACTACTGGCGCTTATGCTGATTTAACTGGTACTCCTACAGTTCCATCTGCACTCACCGATCTCAGTATCACTGATGGCACAGCAGGTCAAGTTCTCTCAGCAGACGGTGACGGAACATATACATTCATTGACGCTGCTTCTGGTGGGGGTGGAGGTGGTTCTACTGCAACATTGACGGTAGCGGGCGGAGTAACACAAGGAGATATTATAGTATATAATGCTTCTGATGCTGAATATGTAAAAGCAGGAGAGGTAACTATACCTGAAAGCATTACTCCCGCAGCTCGGTCTCTCCGATCTACACCTTTTGCAGCTAGTGGATTTACAGGCAATGGTTTGTATCACACTGGGTATAACAAATCATTTATAACAACATATGAAAATAGTACGGGCGCATATAGATGGCTCACCTATAATTCCGATTATAGTTTGAGTTATTCAAGTTCTACGCCCATGCCAAATTCAACAAATACTATTCGTTTTGTGTTACAGCCTGCAAACGATAAAATTGCTATTATATGGTGGGATGCTCCCACTGGCAATATGACTGCAAATGTTGGATCAGTAAATCTCTCAACGGGCGTGATAGCTTGGGAAGTTAGTAATCAAACAATCGCAGCTTCTTCGCAGTGGGCTCCGTTATCCACAAATGGCAGCGGAAGACCGATATATATTAGCGATGATGATAAATGGATTTTTTGTTATAAGGACGAGAATGATAGTAATAAAGGAAAAATAGTATCTTTAGCATATAATAGCGGCACTGATGCACTGACATTAGGCACTTCGGTTGAGATTGAAGATGGTTATATGTCTGCGGGAGGATTAGATTTTGATCCAAATAACAATGCTGGACTAGTATGTTATGCCACAAATGTAGCTCCTTATGTTCATTATAGAAAGTGGGAATGTTCAAACGGCGTTATAACTGTAGGAACTCAAACCTCAATATCTAATGGTGGCTATGGAAACTATGGCGCTAAAGTGCCTCATGCTCCTGCTACTTGCATATATAATCCAGTCAGAAGAAAGTTTTTGTTTTTATATGGTTATCTATTTAGTGACGGTTTTAATAATAAAAATTGGCCGACTGCATATAATACAGCAGATATACTTGAAAATGGCACAGTAAATTTAAGTAATGCCGCCGTAAATTCTGCTAATGGTGGGAAATACCGAGACGACACTACTGGTTCTTGGACAGCATTTGATTCGCTCACAGGAACTATAGTGCATGCGAAGCCGGGATCATCTTATCCCGGTGTTATAGATTTGGAAAAATACACTCAAGCAGCAGATGGATCAGTAACATCGTCTTCACTTGGAGTATGGTATTTTGGTGACAGAAACGCAAAACCTAGAGCGTTAGAGTTTAGTCCTGACGCAGGTTATTCTTCTCTACTGTATTATAGTGATCACTATAGCTACGGTAGTAATAACAGTTGGGACTATTCTATACAAAACACATTGGCTACAACAAATATTAATAATCAGGTTATAGGAGTAGCAACAGAAACTATAGCTGATGGTGCATCAGGCGCTATAAGTGTGATTGGTGGTATAGATACTAATCAAACCGGGTTGACTCCAAATCAAACTTATTATTTAGTCTCAGATGGGTCATTGAACTCTACTGCTGATGATAATAATGTAAAGTATGGTTATTCAATCTCAGCAACTGAAATAATTACAAAAGGGTTTTCATAGGAGAAAATAGATGAGTACTTGGACACACGAATGCTCTTTAGACGGTACAACAAAAGAGTTAGAACAATGGAAATCTTGTAATACATGTGGGGTTTCTCCTACTTACATAGACGGTGTTCCTTTTTATGACACAGATGGCAATCTTGTTCCGGTTGAACAGTTAATAGCAGAAAGAGATGCTGTAGACGAAGATCCAGAAGTATAAATAAAAGAAACACCGAAGGATCACACGAATGGCATTATCAACTAGACAAGAGCTAATAGACTACTGTTTGCGTAGGCTTGGCTTTCCTGTCATCGAAATAAATGTTGATGAAGATCAGGTCAACGACCGTATTGACGATGCTATTCAGTTGTGGCAAGAGTATCACTTTGATGGTACCGAACGCACTTATGTTCAGCATAAGATTACTGGTTCTACTATCAATCTGACTACTTCTGTTGGCGGCAACTTTTTAAATAACGACAGAGTTACTGGTTCAACATCTGGAGCAAGTTCTGTAGTAAAAGGTGGTTCGGGCACAACTCTAACAACTGAAGATACTGCTGGAGTATTTGTCGCAGGGGAAACCATTACTGGTTCTTTGTCAGGCACTACAGCAGTATTAGATGCAGTTCCTTATGTTGCCGGTGATATGGATAACAAGTATATTCCTATCAGCAACGGCATTACAGGTATCGTTAGACTGTTTAACTTTGGTGGTGCTGCAACCGCAAACACTAGAGACGGCAATCTATTTGATTTACAGTATCAGTTTAGACAAAATGATCTGTACAATCTGATGGGCGCTGACATGATTTACTACAGCATGGTTCAGTCTCATCTACAAACACTTGAAGAACTTCTAATCAGCGATAGACAGATTCGTTGGAATAGAAAAACAGACAGACTATATATCGACACAGATTGGGACAAGACATTCAACCCTGGCGACTATGTTATTGCTGAGGCGTATGCGATTCTTGATCCAGAACAATACACAGAAGTCTATGACGATATGTGGTTGAAGAAATACGCTACTGCACTTATCAAAAGGCAGTGGGGCGAGAACATGAAGAAGTTTGGCGGTATTCAAATGCCAGGCGGTGTTACGCTCAACGGCGACAAGATATTCGAAGAGGCTATTACAGAGATTAATGCTATAGAAGACGAGATGCAATCTCGCTACGAATTACCTCCTTCGTTCTATGTAGGATAGACCCATGCCTACAAACTTTTATTTTCAAAGTGGACTGACAAGCGGAACTACCAATGAACAGCGTCTTATCGAAGACCTTATCATTGAGAGCTTAAAAATCTACGGCCAAGATATCTACTATCTTCCACGAACACAAGTAGCAACTGATAATATCTTTGACGAAGATACATTGTCTCAGTTTAATCAAGCGTATCCTCTAGAAATGTATATTCAGAATGTCGATGGCTTCGAAGGCCAAGGCGAACTGTTTACAAAATTTGGCATTGAGATACGAGACCAAGCTACGTTTGTTCTATCTAAAAGAAGATGGGAGCAAATGGTACAGACTTCGGGTGGTGTATTCTCGCTAGAAGCAAGACCATCAGAGGGTGATCTACTATTCTTTCCTCTCACTGGCTCTATGCTTGAGATCAAACTCGTAGAATTTCAAAATCCTTTCTATCAGTTAAGCAAGATCAATGTATTCAATCTACAGTGTGAAACCTTTGAATATTCTTCTGAGGTTATTAACACTGGCGTTGCTGTTATAGATAACATATACGCAGAACAAAACATCGATATGTTCTTGTATCAGTTCTTGTTGGAAGACGGTACACTTCTACTACAAGAAGATGGCGCTTCTATTATTCTAGAAGACTATGCGCTTACTAAGTCTACAGAAAGAACTGATAATACAGATTTCATTTTAGAAAATGAAGCTGACGATATTATAGATTTCTCTGAAATCAATCCGTTTGGAGAAATAGGTTAATGTTTAAAAATACTCAATTCTATCACGAACATGTTCGAAAAGCGATTGTTGCTTTCGGAATGATATTTAATAACATTCGTGTAGAAAGAAGAACTACAGCAGGTGAAATCGCACAAGTTATGCGAGTGCCTCTTGCGTATTCTACAAAACAGAAGTTCTTGTCTCGTATTGCATTGATTCCTGATGCAGAATCTCGTGGCGAAGTGGCAATTGTTTTGCCTCGTATGGGATTTGAGATACAACAACTAACATATGATCCTAGTCGAAAAGTTTCACCTATTCAAAGAAACAAAGCAGTAGGAGAGGGCGATGATACGACTACTGTAAGGTCTTCTTATGTAGCAACGCCTTACAACATGTCGCTTGCTCTTTATGTTTTCGCAAAGAATCAAGAAGACGGGCTCAGAATTGTAGAACAGATACTGCCTTTTTTCAATCCTGATTTTAATATTACTGTCAACGAGATGCCTCAG